GCCGTTATGGTGTGCTAAAGCTTAAAAAGCTTCAGCATGAGGCCATCCCATGCCTCATGTACGCCATCCTCTATGGCGTAGCGACTTCGCGTCGCCGCGTCGTAGGCAAGCGCCCATGTACCAACAACTGAGTCTTCACTCACGTTGTAGATACCAAAGGTACCATGCCTCCTAACTCCCTTATCAGAGGAATCAGGCATCCAGTTGGACTTTTCGAAGGTCCAATCGAATGTTAAACGGCGTTTAGGAGTAAATCGTGGCTTCATGTCACGAAGGTTAGATCTACCCCCCTTTATCGTCCCAGACAACAAGGAATCCATCAGAGCGCCACGGTTAAGTGTGCGCAAAGGCGAACCCTTCGGAGCTACGACTCTGTCTTCATAGAAACGTAAAACCTTTAATTTCGGTTCCCATTTCCAGTAGGCAATCATCCAACCATTGTGGTTTTCCACAACGACTGGAAGACGAAACTGATCTGCCGGATAATCAATGAATTTACCGGAATGGATTTCTCCATTCAAAGGCGAACTCATTTCGATTGTCCATCCATCTCTGGATGTCTTCACAGACAGGATCTCACGATCCAAGCTAGAAGATCTTGGCAGATCCAGTAACGAGCGAGGTACACGTAGTCCGGCATCCATACTTTCATACGGAGGCACCACAGGGACACCCTTTGAGCTAATAGACTCGAGTAGAAGATCGAGCGTTTTGCACAAAGGTATGTCATGTCGTGCCGACCATAGAGTGAGCATGTTTGTCATCTTGACGAGAGAGTGTATGTCGTCGATTTGCTCGACGAACACGCCCCTGATATCCTGACCCTTCCAAAAGTCAGAACCACAGGACTCTCTGAACGGTCCTTCGATGAAGGACTTCTGCGCGTTGACAGTGAATCCGGCAAGCTTCAGCAGCCTCAGCATGTGGCTAGTCGCCCCATGCGGAATGATGATGTCGTCACCGAATACACTGAAATCCGGTAAATCGAATGGAGGAAGAAATTGTTCTTCCCCATCGAGATACGGGCGATGCCTCAGCTTTGCACTGAGTTCACGAGTATGATAAATACCCGAGACGCGAAGCGCAGCGCGACACATGCAGGAGAATAAGGCGGTTTGAATAGGAAACGTTGTTGCGTTCCCCATCGTACCAATGATACCTAACTCTAACCAATCATCGCCCACTTCACAGTGGGAACTTCTAGACAACATAAGGAGGTCTAAAAGCACATCGTACCCTCGGTCTGGACTAATCTCCCTAAGGAGGTTAACACTGATACTATCTGACGCAGATGCCAAATCAATGGTACTGTATGTCAGGATATCATAGCTCCAGAACTTAGATGCGACGCAAGCTAAGGCGCGGTTCGTAAATTGCTGTGTCTGGATGTCCAGGCCACAGTAATCTCGTAAACGCTTCTCAATTTGCGAGCGAAGCCCTTGCTGGAACATCATATTCAGCGTAGGCTCGATGTTGATCGTTCTGCTTATGTCTGCGTTCTTAAGTACGCATGTAAGACGAGAACCCTTCACTACAGGATGACCCCACTGCTGGTCTCTAAGCGTTTCGGCGTAGAGAGTATCAGACTCGGGGCCATACCATGTGCGGATGTACGAAAGGTACATCTCATACAATCCTTCGCGAGTACACGAGAGAGGTG